TGAAATCAAGAGATTTTAATAAGTATACAAGAGGCGATACAAATTTTGAAATAGATTTCTTATTTCTTATATGGTTGGATTTAACACACGACGGATCAACAAAACGGACTTTTCAGCAATTCTTAGAATCAGATTTTAAAAAGATATTCATAAAACGTGATAATATTACATTACCTCGCGGAAATACACCAATGATTGACAATATTTTAAGTTTATACAACAAAAAATCTGGTATTAAACAGGATAGTAATGGTATTATATCTAAAGAAGGTACGGGGAATTGGGAAAAAACAATTAAACATAATTTAGATAATATATTTAAAATAAATGAAGGTATTAGTATCTTTCCCACACAAATAAATGCGAATTCTATTAAGTCAAACGTTATTAATCCTTTATTAGTTCATATTGATGCTGAAAGTAAAAGGGGTGTAATAACAAGATTACAAGAAAGAAGTAAAGTAGGGGATAAAAGGAAAATTATGAAATTTAACAATATAACTAATCTAATCGATCCAGGTGTTTATAAATCCAATTCTTTTGAGTCTGAACTATCTCCATTTCTCACACAAAACTCACCAAAATCTCGTCACTATTGGAATTTTGACGAAACAAATTTAAAAATTGGAAATCTATGGATGAAACCAACATTAAATGACACTTATATATTAAATAATGGTAACCATGTAGTAAATGCAGGTGTGTCCAGAGCACAAGCGAGTACGGCAGCAAATACTAATATTGATACCATGCTTGGAAAATTTTTAGGTGATTTTGCACAAATATTATTCTTAGCTAATTTGAGTCAATCAAAATCAGGAATAGCACTAGGCACTAACGATGCTATGATGTCAGCAATGTATATTTTTATATTTACGCGTTGTAAAATTAAAAATCCACCACTTTTAATAATAGATACCGGTGAAAATAATAATGCACTTTTTTACGGGTTTAATAATGGTAATTATATAAATTTAAGTAAAGGTGTTAAAAATACGAGCGTACATAGACTTAAAACAATTCAAAGAGCCCCTAATACCAATATGACTATGCGTAATAACAGGTTTCCATCGGAGGCTAGAACTAAAATAGTATCAAGACTTAATACGATTAACGAAAATTATATTTCACAACCACAAACTAATAAAAAACGTCCCCGAATCTCAACACCAACCTCCACGTCACCATCAGTTCAAAAAAGAAACAATAATAATAATAATAAAAATCGACCAACAAAAAAACGTAACGTAGGCGTTTTTAGAACACTCAGACAAAAATTATTTAAATTTTAAACAAAAAATTCTCAACTAATAATAAAAATGACCCGAGTTCATTTAAAAAAGAGTCCAAGACTCGATAAAAAGTTCCGCGTCACGTTCGAAAACGAACGTTTCGTTGATTTTGGTGCAAGGGGATACTCAGACTATACACTACACAAAAATCCTATGCGTATGCGTTCTTACGTAACGAGGCATGGCGGATTCGTTCCACACATGGTCCAAAAACAAACCGATCCTAAACTTATTCACGTAAACATGCTCGATGTTACTAAAAGCGATACAGAAAACTGGGGTAAAACAGGTATCTATACGGCAGGGTTTTGGTCACGTTGGCTTCTTTGGAGCCAACCTACTCTAGAAAGTGCTAAAAAAACAATGACTAAGAAATTTGGTTTAGTTTTTCTTTAATACCGCGTTTTTTAAGGTTCGCTTTCAAAGCGGTCATCAAATTCGCGCGAGGGTTACGTACCATGGGACGTGGAGGTGGAGGTGGAGGTGGAGGTGGAACTGGTGCACGTCTGACTGGTGTCAATGTTGTTTTCGAAGGTTTTGCTTTTGGTAAAGGTACGTTAGAACCAGACATGGTTTTGAATAAAGATTTACACGTACGTAAAAGTTTTTTTGTCTCTCGAACCTGAATTTCCAAAGCCGGTGCTTGTCGTCTTTGAATTTTCATATCGAGTTCCTTTTCGGTTAACGGTACGCGTTTACCTTTAATCTTTTTTGTTACGCGAATACCGAGTCGCTTCGCTTCGGCTTTTAACGAATCAATCTTCATTTATATTAACCAATAAAATTTTATTAAACTAAAAAAAGTTGTCCGTTCTATACATTTTAGCCTGGAATGAACCCGTTTGTCCTAAAACAGAAACGTCTTCATTACCATAAAATTCTTGACATCCAATATCTTCCATACAATCACGTGCATTATGTGTAATAGGAAGCGGATATTTCTGATCACCTGGTGTGACCGTATAATAATGGTACCTGTCGCGTCTCCCACGGACCTCTTTACCGTATAAAGGTAAAGTTTCCTCATCCGAACCCATCAATATACCCATTTGTTGGACATGTCCGGGTTTGTATTGTTTGATTGGTGGATCTCTATATTCTGTCTCGACTGGAACGCGTACTGGTACTTGAACCGGTACTTGAACTTTTACAGGAACTTTTTCTTGTTTTTTAATAATTATAGGGTTATAAAACTGATACACGATAATTGCAATAAGTAAGATTACAGTAACAATTAATATTTTTGTTTTATTTTTATTCGTAATCTTCATTTATATCTACGTAGATTTTTTCTTTAGTTTGTAGAGTGGTGAAAAATCAATACGATTTAAACGAAACTGAACAAATAACCACAAAAAGAATAAAAGACTTTTTAGTAAATTATTAGCAGACGTTTCGTCCATTTTGTATATAGGACCAACAACCCTACCAAAAAACGTTTCCTCTTTATCTTTTCCTGTTATAGCCATTTCTATCTGTGTTAAAGCACAAGAATCATCGTTCACTGACCAATGGTAAAATATAAAAGGTACCAAAAGTGAGTAAAATTCAAGGTTTTGTTTATTCTTCATGAAAGGAACAACGAGCATTGTTACAAGAAATAATAAATGAATGAAGAATATAATATTCATCTCTATTAGTATGAACGAAGAAAAGAAACTGCCTAAAGTATGGCACCCACAACAGGAAAAGATACTCAAGTCTTGGGGTGAAGCTGCCGCCTGTTATAGGTACATGCATTACCAGGCGTATTGTTCATATAAGAACCAAAGTATGAAATTTACAATACCTCTTATAATAGTAAGTACTATTACAGGTACAGCAAACTTTGCTCAAGAAACATTTCCTCCTACAGTACAACCATATGTACCATCCGCGATTGGTGGTTTGAACCTTATAACTGCTATCGCAACAACTATAATGCAATTTCTTAAAATAAACGAACTCATGGAAGGTCATCGTGTTGCTTCTGTTCAATATGGTAAAGTATCGAGAACTATTCGTCTCGAATTAACATTACCGCTTTCCGAAAGAACGCAAAACGGTACAAATATGATAGAAAATATGCGCACAGAATACGATCGTTTAATAGAACAGTCTCCAAACGTACCTAAATATATAATAGACGCTTTTGAAAAAGAATTTCCTGACGATAATGCATTTTTCAAACCAGAGATCATGCATATTCAACCAATAACACCTTTCAAAGCTATAGCAGAAAATACAATAATAACGAAACTGAAAGATGCTGTAGGTGGCGCAGCAAAAAGAGAACTTAAAAAGGAACTTGATGATATACGAGGTAACGTACAAACCGCCAAGAAAACAATTAAAGCTGATATAGAAGGTAAACAACAACGTATAAATGAAATATCAGATTTAAAAGATAAAGGACTCGTTAGTTTGAAAGGTGATTTAATGAAAGAATTACGACGACGAACTGAACTCATGGAAGTTGTAACCGAAATACCCAAAGACGAAACTGATACTACAGAATCTTCGAAAGACGATTCGAAAGATAAACAATCATAATAAACATGGTTAAGTTAAAGAAACCAATACAAAATACATAAGGAATAATCTTCTTTTTAAAAGGGTCTATTACACGCTCTTGAAAAACATTATTATCCAAAAGAATATCTAAAGCCTGATTAGTAAGATCACGGTCTTCATCTGTCATGGATTCATTTATTATAATAAAAAAAGAAAAAAAGAAAAATGTATTAACGCTCCATGACCATGAAATTAACAAACTTAAACAATATTTAGACGAAGGTAAAAACGTTTTTTTATGTGGACAATCTGGGTACGGTAAAACTTTTATATTAAAAGAAGTTTTAAACGAATCAAATAGTATAGAAATATGGGACGAAACTCTGAGAAAAAAAGATATTTTTATGGATACTATAAAAAAATCTAATATGTATAGCTATATAGAAGACTATGAAAGTGATATACACGTTTATAAATCTATTATTGAATCCGTATCTAACGGTGATAAAATAACTAATAAACCTATAATTATAACATCAAAAAATGTTTATTTTATAGACAATTTCGTTACAATTATTATACCTAAAAGAAGTGAAGAAGAATTAATATCTCTTAAACCATCACACCCTAACTGTAAAGAAGCCGCTACATTGTGTAAAGGAAATATTAGTAATTTTTTTTATTATCTAGATTTTCCATGTAAAAAAGATATTTTTAAAACACCAAAAGATATTATAAGTGACATATTATGTAGTAATGATAATATAAACATAACAGATTCTCTATTAGAACACGGTCATATTTGGTCAGCTGTTCAAGAAAATTATATAGATGCAATAGACGATAACGCCGAAAAAATAACAGAAGCAATAACAACCGCAGATTTGTACGACGTGGAAATGTATAAAGGTGATTGGGACGTTATGCCTTTTTTTACACTAAACGCCATTAAAATCCCGAAAATGTATTTTACCAAAAAGCTAACTCCAGAAAATATACGTCCCGGAAAATTTTGGACAAAGTTTGGTAACCAAAAAATGAGACAACAAAAAATTAGAAATATACAAATGCAATCGTCTTCTAAATTTAATCACCAAGAATTCATGTTATTTAGAATGTACGCACAATTAGGAGACGTTTCTAAATTTAAAGAATATAACTTAACACCCCAAGACTTTGACGTCATGAATCATTTAGCTATACAAAATAAACTCAAACAACGCGAAGTTACATTAATAAAAAAGTTGATTAAAGAAGAAATAGCAAAATAAAATAAAAGAATGTCTACAACCACTAACACGGATGATGAAGATGAATTTAAAATCACACGTGTTATTGGTAACGAAATATTATATTACGGGGAAATCACCGACGATGATATTCTCGAATTTATAGAAGAGTTTAAGAAACTCGAAATTAAACTTCTTAAACAAAAGGCTGAACTCATAGGATACGAACCAGTTATACGCGTACACGTGTGTAGCGGAGGAGGTGATTTGTTCGCGGGTCTAAGTGCGATGA